CACATATCGGGTATTCTTTGGTAGAGAAGATCTATGGTACATATCACAAGCACCATGCAACACGCGACAGCAGCACCCATGATGAGATAATCGGCGAATTCCCGTATCATCATTTTTTCACACCTCGATATTGACCAATTCGCCTACATGCGATCGGTAGTACTCCTCTTTCTCCGGAGGCCAGGATGCTCTTATCGTGGTCCACAGGCGACCGGCTGTGAGCAGCAGCAAGACCAGATAGTCCTGGCCAGCCGGTCTTCTTCGTCTTCATGCCGACCACTCCAGCCCGGCCTTAGGCCCTTTTCCCAAAAGCCGCCTCTGGATATCGCCGTGGTCTGCCAGTGTTCGGAGATTTTCGCCTATCTGGTGTCGTCGTTTTCCGAGACCACGTGCTATGACAACCGTCTTGTGCCAGCCAGGACGAGCAGCTAGCCAGTTGAGCGCTTCCCATTGACTCATCACAGGATCCTCCTTGCCCTCTCGGTCAATTCCCATACCCCCCTCCGTGCGGATCCATTCTTGCGGACGGTTCCGACCTTCTGGATCAGGCCTTCCAGTAGCGGACCAGGCCACCCGCCACTCCGGGAAGATGGTCCTGGAAGACGAATGAGTCTTCCTTCGGCAAGACCTCCAAGTCTTCCCGGTGCCTGATCGGGCCGCGGCTCATGCTCCTGCCCTCGTCTCGTAGTCGTAACAGCATTTGTCGCACAGCCAGTCGTCGGGCCATGAGCCGTGTCCTTTTAGGCATCCAGGCTTATCGAAATGCGTCCGGTCGTTAGCATAAAGAAAGGCTAGGTGCCTGCAGTTGCCTCTAAACGATATCAATCCAAAACCTCCAAATTCTTCCTGATCGTCTCGGCCCTCTTCGGACCTATGCCCTCACAGTCCACCAGATCGCCGCAGAAGCCATCTCGGAGGATCAGGCACAGATTGTACCTCTTCAGGATATTTGCGGCCATTTTGGGGCCCACACCACGCCCAGCGAGGATGCTCAGGCCTACCGTCTGTCTCTCTCCGTCGGCTGGTTTGGGGCGGAATCCTGAGAGGTCGCCGCCTTCCAGGATCTTCCTGACCCGGAGGAGAAGTCTGGGGAACTGGTTGTATCCGAGATGCCAGACCTGGATTCCACACCCTATGCAGTTGGCCTCGAACGCATCTAGTAGGCTAGAATACTGTGTGAATTTTTTAAAATCAAATATATGAGATTTATTTGCCGCCGCCTTTTTGATACATTTCTGCAAGTCGCCGTCATCACCTAGAACCACCAACGCAAACGGATTGCTGCGTTCACGCCCCTCCAATATCTGGGAATATAGATGCCCGGATAGAACACTGCTTAAGTAGTCGCTATTGTCATTTTCGCTTATATCCTTTAATTCTATATCCAGAATTTTATCGTACTGTTGGAAGCGGATATCAAACGGCAGGTCACCACATACCAGAAGCTCGAAATGTTCCGACTGACTTGAAACGGCCGCATTCAATTGGTTGAACCTTTCGTAATTTTGTTCCCCCGGGGCAACATAGATTCTTATTTTATCAGACACACTCTGCCCCCACGCGCATCATTTCACATGCGGTCAAAACATCGTCGACTGGGCGCTCGAACACTTTATATTTATTAATAGAGCGCGCGGTGTTTCCCACCACGATCGAATTTTTCCCTGCGCCGATAGCCCTCGGAAATAACCACACATGCATTGGAGTCAAGGACTCCCGATCGTCAAACGCTAGGCACAAGAAATAATCAGCGATCTGATTCCGGTGAATTCTAAATTCCCATCTGCCAGACTTTCTGATTTCGTCTTTGTGAAGACACGAGCTCTTAACATCAATCTTGAACCCTTTGCCGCACACATAATCGTATCCAACGTTGCAAGACGGCATTCTAACCAAGTTATCGAAATACGCACTCAAAACGTTCTCTGCGACATGTACTCCTAAGAAAGACGCACATGCACGGTTTTTGCCCAAAGGTATACTTTTTCCCAGCCGGTAGTTAGAAGCATTGCCTCTCGCTCGACAATGTTCCATGCAATATGACTGACGACCGTCCTTTCTGTGCCGGTTAAATCCAAACTCAGATAGAGGAAGATCTTTCCCACAGTCATGGCAAAATTTCATCCCAATGGCAGCTGCCTTGATACGTTCCTTCTTCGGCCGCCGATATCGTGTGGATTTGTTCGAATCCACGGAGATGTGGGCAAAGATAGGAGGGGGAGAGGCGGTCATGCCAGACCCTTATCGACCAGGTATTCATCCAGATCTTTCGATATTCTGTGAAGTGCGTAGTTCACCAAACGCGATTCTGGTATCACAGAATCGGATAGCGCATCGACCACTCTATCCAAGTCCTGAGAAATCTGTAGGAGTTCTTTGGTCATTCCTCGACCTCCTCAAGATCCAACTTACCACGTGCTTTGCACCCAGCAGGCAACGGGAATCTTGCTGCCATGATGTTGAAAAACCTCTCCACATCGATCAGGGAGAGTCCGCTTACGTCGATCTCGATGTAAATGGTAGAGGGCCGGGATCGGGTCATGCTTTTTCCCACCCGAAATCAAGCATATTCGACACTATATGCTCATAGACTTCTTCCCGAATTTCATCGTCGGTAGCATCATCATCTACCTCGATGGTCGTCTCGTTGTGATTGGCGAACCCCAATGAGGCGGATATTTTAATCTTCATCTCTTCCTCCAAAATGGGGCTCAGGCCCCTTCCACTATCTTGGATTCCATTGCTTCGTCTGCCAGCTCTTCCTCATCCATTGCCTCCATTGGATTGCCGGAGGAGGTGAGCATTTGGATCGTGGCGTTGCGCTTTGCCTTGGTCTGACATTGGCGCTGCTGGAAGATCCATTGTTGCATGGCGGTCAGATAGATGTGGATCATGGCACGGCGCTTCTCTATCCGGCTGCCTAGTTCATCGTTGATCCGGACCGCCACCATCGCATCCGCCTTGATCCTTGGGAACCCGTTCGGCAGGGCGATGTTCAGGGGATCGCTGTCGTCCAGGATGTAGTTCTTCTGGGCCTCCTGCGCCTGCACTTCCTTCCAGGCTAGAAGATTGATGAAGTCCGCTTTTCTGATCGAGACCGTGGCATCCACGGACCTGTTCTTCCTGGTCGCTCTGATCGTACTGGAGGCCAGTTCGTCTGTCAGGATGCTATTGACCTCCACCAGATCGATCTTTGCGTCTGTGGCGGCCATGAGGGCCATTGTCGCGTTGGGGGCTTGCTTCTTTTGGACTGAATAGGTTAGATCCTTCCCGGCCTGCATGATCTGGATTGCCTGAGCAGCTGTTGCGGCGCTTCCTGGGACACTTCCTGCCTGGGATCGGCTAGTTATCCGTCCGTTGCCCCGAACGGCCAGATTTGAGGACTTGGGGGCATTCTCCGCCATGTCCATCAGTATCTCGATCAGAGAATCCAGGATCTCCGCATTGGAGCAGGAAGGCTTCCCATCCAGGAGGGTGATGACCACGTCCCCTGGCATCAGGCAGAAGCCTTTCTCGTTGCTGCTCATGGTCAGGTCGTGGCGGGATGCGTACTCTTTGACGGCTGCGCCTAGCTCGTCCATTGTGATGGTTCTGGCTGCCATCTTACTCATCCTCCTCTGGATACATGTCTGCAAAGCTTTCCTCAATGAGCCGCTTCCGGGCTTCTTCGTTAAGGGTTGTCATTTTTACTCACTCCTCGAAATATAATCACAATTCACCTGTAACATGTTACAGGTTACATCTGCACTTTTATAGGAAGGATAATCCAATCTATACAGTGTAGAATCATGTGGATTAAGGGCGAAATACCCTCTTTTCATACATCCCTTAGTTTGCAGAAGAGGAAATATTATAGTGGATGTATAGTATTCTGTAACATCCACACCATATCTCCGGTTTACTGTAACCTGTAACATGTTACACCCCCTCCTTAGCCAAATGTTTAAAATACGACGGATTCAATTTAATTGTTTTTCCGCCGAACTTCGAATCGCGCACTTCGTACTTGTCGGGGTACTGCTGGTAGACATGACCTAACTTGGTCATGGACTGCCGCTTACTTTCTTGCGGAAGCTCCAGCAGCCGCCTCATCTCTGTGAATGTTACAGGCTCATTATTGCGTTTCAACAGGATTTCATTCGTCTTTTGGAGTCTCTTCTGCAAGACTTCGCCGGGCTTTCTCTTCCTCAATAGAGCATCTAGTTTCGCATTTACTTCTTGAAAATCTTCCTGGATTTCTGGTATGAGTGATAGATTGTCATGCTCTCTGTTCACTTTCTTGGATACTGCTCTCCTGGCTGCCGCCCGCACATCCGCATCATCTGAAAAGATCTCCTCTATTGGGCTGATGTATAGCTCTATTATGGCCTCTAGCTTCTCGATCCTGGCGACTAGCACAGCTATCTGGTCTTGAGATGCTAGCGATTCGATGGATGGAGCAGAGGCAGGGCTAGCCATCACCGGGATGCCCCCATAGGCTTGGCCGGTTCTTTCTTCTGCCAGATCCAAGCCGGTATCTGGATTATGTTGGCATCTTCGGCCTCATTCACGGCCTGACAGCGAAGCTTTTCGCCGTCCACCAGTACCACGGACTTGGGAAACCAATAGTTCTTGGCGTCCTGGCAAATGCCGTCGAGGTTCTCAACGGCTGCGATCAGGAGGGCCTTCTTTGTCTCGTGGACCAGAAGATAGCAGACAGTCCTCCTCTGGCCGGTCAGCGACATGAGCGGGGCCTCTTGGCCGATCCGGAGGGTTATGTGGTCGGTCATTCACCGCCTTCCTGAGAAAATTTGATCTCGTGTTTTCAATATTAAATCATAAAGACCATTATATAATTCCGTCTCTTCCGTGGCCATGGTCAATGTATCGGCACTCTCTTGTGTCCTACTGTCTCGAATGGCCTTTCTCACTACCTTTTTAATTCTCTGATCGATAAGTTTGCTGAGACTGCTTCTCTCCGATTGTAAGGTATCGTCTGCTATTTGTTTTTCTACATCGGATAGTGGCTTTTTGGCATCGTGTTCAAGGCTGCTGAGGTAATCCATAGCAGATGGATAGAAATTTGGTGCCAATGGCATTATTTCAGCCGTCTTTCTCTCTTCTCTCAGGGCGTTGGCTAGATCCATCTTCAATTGCGATGGAAATCCAGGCCACTCCATCACGGGATACGCAATACGGGCATCGAAAATGATAACATGACCGCCCTTTATCGACACCTTGACCGCGTGGCCTAACGCTGAAAATGTGTTGAATTTTATACCATCAGCAGACTTAGAAACAAGCGTCTCAGAACCGTTTTTGAATACTACATAATACTCTCCTAATGTCTTTATATGTTCTGAAAATTGCTCTATTTGCCAGTCCTTGTTATCATATCCTCGGGACTCAACCCAAAGGCTTAATGAAGGCACAAAAAAATCCGGCATATAATGGCCGCCAGGCAATAAGAAGCTCTTCGGCTCATATTGCCAAACAAGCCCCATTTTATCCAGGAGCATTGCAACTTCGGATTCGAAGCGACTCCTAAATTCTATCCCATTATATGTAGTTGGAATGGCTTTTATGCCAGTACCTTTATATGCGCTGCTATCATTACTCATGGTGCAATCAAACCTTTGCCTCGCTTGCCTGTGCAAGAGGTGAGCGGGATATTCTACTTATTCTGTCAAATCGATACCAGCCAGCCGGAGGAAGTACTCTTCCCACGACCGGGCACTTGTATCCTTCCGCTTCTCCACCAGCGCAGCATGTTGCTTCGGGGTGAAGCGGAGGCTCATGCTTTTTACAGCTCTTTGCATGACAGCTTGTATGCTTGCATGCTATATAAGTTTTTCTACTGTGCATCAAGCCCTCCCTCCAACCGCCTCGATGGATTTGATCATTCGATTGTAATGCGGTCCGGGCTTCCACAGAGCGGCACGGGACTCCATCGCCCGCCCTTTCCGTCTGGTGCTCTATCCGGTGACAGATGCAAGACTGCTTACCGGCAAGGTCGATCATGGCCTTGTCCCTTAGCAGAAAGATTACCATTGCATCGCCTCATAGCTATAACTATAAGTAGATGCAAATCTATAACTGTTGGCGTGGTTCATGGTTCGGACCTCTGTTATTATTTTTCGTGTCTCACTTTCTCAGCTTCAAAATAGTCGTTCCATTCCCGCTCTCCCTTGGCCTGTTTGTGCTCCCTGAATTTCTCCGGGCTCACGCGCAGGATAATACTTTTGTACAGTTCGCTCATGACCACCAGATAGATTTATAGCTATTTATACCTTCCCATCCCCTAAAAGTCCCGGACCAATTGTACTGCAAAAAAGATAATTAGTGCCCGTATTTCGCGAGCACAAGCTCTATTCCTTCCCGGACGATGGCATTTCTGCTCATGTTCCGGTCGGTTGCCAGCTTACGCAACCTGTCGGCGATGTCATCAGGGACGCCTACTGTGAAGTTTGCGGACATGGTTCCCTCATGGATCTAAGTTTGTTCATCAGGTCTTCGGATATCAGGTATCCGCCCAGCCGCCTGTCGAGCTTGCAGGCAATGATCTCATCCACGATCGCCGTTACGTCTGACTTTGGTTGTGACCCCCTTGGTATATACTCGGGCTTTACGCCGGTGGTTGCATATTCGACCATCCATTTGATCAGGGGGGTGGTTATTGCACCCATGTTGTTTTTACACCTAAACCGCTCTCCGGTACGTGGGTCGACGCCTTCTTTAAGCGCCTCCTTGACCATTTCTAACACCTTCCCCTGGATTATAGGATCTTTAATGGTGCGGATGGCATTCACGCTTCTGGTGGTCTGCAATTCTAAGTAAGGTGCCCGTTCACGCACAAACTTAGACGCATTCTTTACTTCTGAAATGGCCTCTTTTGAAAGGCCGTGGCAATGGGTTTGCACCCAATCTATTTGATCTCTGCAGCCCTGTGTTCTCATTCCAAAACCTCTTTGATTTGTCTGCTTCCACAATCCTTTTTCTTAAGCGCCCTGTTCCAGTGCGGGCACTTAGTGGGCGTTTTCCCTGGCTTTGCTGTCCAACGGTGGCCGCATTTAAGGCATACAAATTTTTTCGGTGGCGCTTTCGGTGGCAATTTTGCCCCCGCTTTGCCCCCGTCCCATTTATCGCTTCCACAGTTCGGGCAAAAGTGGTCCTGCATAAGTTCGGTTATAAATTGGGCACCGCACTGATCGCATATCCCACCGCCTAGCCCACACGCTTCTATTTCTGGCTCAGGTTCCACATCCCAATTTTTTGATTTGCATCCAGGGCAATATTCTGGAATCCTTTGCGGGTGATGCCACCTGTAACCACATTGCTTGCAAAGGCTTACACCCATGTACTATACCATATATGTTATACTATATATACTTATCCATCGTTTAGCAAAAGACTGTCCTGCAAACTACATCCACCACAGGACGCCGTTGCCCTGCTGGAGGGCAAATGGTTCATCGAAAAAAATATAGAGCCGCCCGTTTGCGGATATGCCGAATATCATCCTTCCGCCTCCGCCCAACGGTCAAGCCTGGCCGGCACCGCCGCGACGCGCTTTTGCGCCATGTCTATGTAAGCCTCATTCAGCTCTATGCCGATGAAGTGCCGCCCGAGCTTCTTCGCTACCAGGCCGGTGGTACCAGCTCCGAAAAATGGATCAAGGCAGATACCACCTTCGGGGCATCCCGCCAGGATGCAAGGCTCTATCAGCTTCTCGGGGAAGGTCGCGAAATGGGCCTCTCGGTACGGGACAGTGTTCACCTGCCAGACAGATCGCTTATTTCTCTTGGAGAAATCGTTGCCGGCACGCCGCTCCCCCGAATGTATTTGCTCTGGTGCGCGGCCATCCATCTCCCACGCCCCCTTCGATGTGTATGGCCTTCTTGGGTCATTGGTCACAGAAGGCTCCTTTATGGCCTCGGAGTCGAAGTAATAGCGCTGGCTTTTGGCGAATAAGAACAGGTATTCGTGACTCTTGGTGCATCGGTCGGTCACAGATTCGGGCATACAATTATTTTTCGACCATATTATGTCCTGCCTCAGATACCACCCATCGGCCCGGAGCGCAAATGCGACCATCCAGGGAACCCCGATCAGGTCTTTGGGCTTGCAGTTGTCAGGCGTTGGTGCTCGCCCGAGGCCATTCATCACCTTCTCATTTGGGCCGACTCCCTTCCCTCCATTCAATGTGCTTTTATCGGACGGTGGGCTGTTTTTACCACTGCTCGCATAAGAATCTCCCAAATTCAGCCAAAGCGTCCCTTCCTTCTTCAGCACCCGCCGGACTTCCCGGAAGACCTCCACCAGCTTGCTTACGTAAGCCTCCGGGCTCTCCTCCAGGCCAATCTGACCATCTACACCATAGTCTCTCAATCCGAAAGTAAGGAGGCGAGGTCACACAGCAATCAACTGACTCGCTCGGAAGTGTTTTTAATACCTCCAGCGCGTCCCCCTGCAGAACCTGGTTATTCATCTATAAATTCCCCGCTAATGTTCATTTTACTATGTACGAATTTGTGGCAACCCGCGCAAAGCAAAATCAAATTTGTAATATCTAGTCGCCGATCTTTTTTTTCAAACGGTGTGATATGATGAATATGGAATCGCTTTTCCCCATTGTACCTTTTTCCGCACCGTCCGCACGTGGCTTCATCCCTTTCCCACACACGCTTTACTAAATCTGCCCAATCGGTGGAAGAATACAGCGCCTGTCTTTCAGGGGTGATTCCGCCCCGCCAGTGTGGATTTTTGTCTCCTCGTATCCCATACATGCCGTTTTTTTCGCCCGGTAGCCCCCAATATTTGATGTCGCGTGCTTCTGACACCGTCCGCGTCCGAATGTGGTGTTTTTGTGCCCAAAAACGTATAGCGGGTTCGGTGACACCAAAACCGGCTGCTATATCACCAAGTGACCTGCCTTTTACGACGTATTCATTATATAACCATTCTTTCTCCCAATATGGCTTAGGTTCTCTCCAGTGTTGCCCCTTCTTAAATTCGGTATTCGGCGACGACCGCACCCCCTTTACGAACCGCCCCTTATTATCTCTTACCATATTTTGTAATAGGCCCGCCATACTTAATAAACGTTTCGATCCAAAATAAGGAGGAGAGGTTATGCAGCAATCCACCGACTCAGAAGGCAGCTCTTTGAGCCTGGTGAGAGCATCCCCTTGTGTGATGGTGTCTACATTTGGCGTGGTTCCGGTCATATCCTAAGCTCCCCCTCTCCTTCTCCGCAGTGCTTCCGAAAATGCTGCTTTCCTCAGATCTTCTATTTT